TTAGGATTTAGTGATAGGAGTAAGTCTGTCTTTTAGTCCGGTACTACTTTCACCATGCCCGGTAAAGGTTGCCGCTTGAATTGGTGCGGTTGTTGGTGCTTGTGTCTCTGGGCTCTTATGAGTATGTGCCGCACATGTATCTGATAAATCAGTTACTACCTGCATCAACTCACCTAGCAAGTTGAGTACGTTCTCACTTTCAGAGCCTAGCCATGTCTTAGGCGAACGGTAGTCTTGTTCGGTGCTGGCACGAACTTCTCTTAACTTACAATGCAGTTGTGCCAGTTTATCGGTAATGCTGCGAAAGTTACCAGACTGGTCAACGTGGTGATAAACACCTGGTCTTTGTTGGTATCTACTTTCACCCGCTTTGATTGCTGGCAATTTCCAACCTAAACCCAAAACCGTTCGAATAAATGGTTTATCTGGTTCACCATTAGCAAAACCAATTTCAACTATTGCACCAATCGCTGGCGGTTCCAGTCGCCCAGCTTGTTCACCAATACCTGGTACTGGCAAAGGTACTGCTTGCATGACCGGCACATCTTTACGTTCGACCAACTTACTATCGAGCAATTGAATATCTGCAGCATAGTGAGGATAGAAACGCTCCGACAAATCACCCTCTTTCGGCAGCTCTGGCAATGCAACGACTTTGGCAAGCTGAGGCAAATGCCAGTTGCCTGTTAGTTCTGGGAATAGCCGGTAGACAATACGCTTAATTGTTTTTACGTCCATGTTATGACTGTCTCCGTTCCAACATGTTCAACGGTGGCAAGCTTACGACCATTCACGATCACACCTGGCTTAAAATGTGGCGTGCAAGGAACCGTTGCCGTCTTTTGGGCTTGGTGTGGATTTAGCATGTTGGCAGGGATAGTCGCTGGCTTGTCTGCCCAGTAACTATCAGCCCAGCTTCCTACAAATATTTGTCCATTCCCTTGCTGCTGCCAGATGTAATCCGAAATACTAAAAGCCTGTGCTATCTCATCGAGTACCCGATAGCCATTACCTGTCGAATAGAAACAAGGGATAGCACTATTGGCATAAGCTCTATCAGGGACCACGAACTGCAGCCCTGTTTTTTGAGTGATATTACTAAGCAACTGAACAAGCGTTGGATGTCGCATGATGACATTCAATGGATGATAAAGTGCTGCGGCCAGTTCTCTGCAGAAGATAACAACGTAACCTGGTTTATCTGGTGAAACCCTTTCGACAAATCCAGTCAGTACACGCCTAATGTTATTACCCCAACCCAATTCGATAGCGACTTGCTGCATTGGGTTCGCTTCACCTTGTATCGTTAACTTTGCTCTACCTGGCGCATTATCAGAAAATGTCAGCCTATGTTGGCTGACTTTTCTTGGCTCACTGCCAACATAGCATTGAATGGTAAACTCTGGTGTATTCATGCCAGTGCCTTATCAATTGATTGCAGATACCCCATTACACCTGTCATTTCCACTTCGGTATCCGGTGGTGTTTCTGCAGAAGCCGTTGGTGGTGTGGTTGGTGTCTCTACCCCTGCGGCTTTTTGTTGCACTGCAGGCTTTGGCTCTTCTCTGCTTTCGGTTCGTTCAGCCACACTCATGTGTTCTACAAGTTCAAAGCTAATTAGCCACTGGCGCAACTGTGCGTCTTCTTGCGCTGTAATGGTTCCTTGAAACTTGACCTGGCTAACCTTTAGAGCATTAGCCGTTCGGTTGTCGATGCGGTAGATCATTCGAGCACCATCAAGTTTTGCGCCAGCCAGTGTATAGAGTTGGTTTAGCGTTGGGGCTTTGTCATATGGCAGAGTCCCTGTTACAGCGAGAACCTTGCCTTTGTCCCCTGTTTCGGCTTGGTCAGTGGATGCAGAATTGCCGGACATATCTTGTCCGGCTAGCTGCTGTCTTGCAGTGACCTTTAATCCCTTGAGGGGAATTCGAACTGCTGAGAGTGAAAGCATTTAAGCCACCTCTGGCGGAGTCGGTAATTCTGGAACATCTATTTCAGACAGTATCCATTCTGATGCTGTTGGGAAGTTCGTAAACGGGAAGCCGCTATCTGTTGGCCACTCGCAACATTTTTGAATAAATAGATCCAACTCAAGCAGCTCTTTATCATTTAACTTAAAATCATTCTTTCGATAAGATGGTAATTGCATTTTTATTGTCTGATTCAATACAGAATCACGAATATTTCGCCCTAGAACTTCATATTGTTCAACTGTGATTTTGGGTTTACTAAAAAACACTTTCCCAGCTTCAACTTTGAGATGAAATCCCTCAGACAATTTACTAAGAACCAGAGATTCATCCTCTACTAAAACAGCAGTATCGGGTATTTCATTTACACCAGAGTGCAATACTTGACCATCAATACTTATATACATATTATTCTCCTAAAATCCACACGCGAATGTTAGTGTCTCGATACGCGCCATCCCCAGGCCACTTTCCCCATACAATTATTTGATTACTTGATATAGGTGTTACGGCCGTTGCATGACATCCACCACCACCGTCGCAACTCTGCGCGTTAATAATTCTATTGGGAAACGTAAAAGGTATTGTCACAGTTGTACCTGCTGCTCCATGAATAGCCTGATAACCCGTGTCAAACATCAACAATATTTTACCATCAGGCAAGTTGAACCATGTCATTGAACCTTGAGAAGCACCGTAAGAGTTGATTTTTACTTTACCTGCTCGAGTCACACTAAATACAGATGGATGAAGTAAGTTTCCTGTATCATCAAAAGAGTCAAATGATAAGTCAGAACCAATATTATTTCCTGACTCTGCCGCACCATCTCCCAAGTAAATAGCCCAACGTTTTTTCCCTGCTTTACTCGCAATAATTCGAGGATTTCCAACTGCATCAGATTCTAGTCTTAGCTCTTCTTTTCCATTCTTAAAGTACTGCGGATGTGGATCACTATCCGCCACATGCTCAGCCAAACCACCCTTTACACGCAAATCTAATATCGAACCATCTGCCTCAATTCGTGCCAGTTTCGCCACATAATGAGGTCGGTTCTCGCTATCAGTGTAATCCACTAAATCATCAGTGGTCGCTACAATTTGGAACAGGTTTTCATGCTTGGAAAGTGCGGTGCCATCACGGTAAACATCGACCCACAAAGTTGTTGGCTTGCTATCGACCGTTTGTACTGTTGAAAGTGCGTTTTGAATGCGCAGACCACCAACATAAGCGACACCTGGTGCAATCAAATATTTGGTTTGGTCAATCTCATGGCGTGTTACGTCAAAGCCATCAACGAAGGCGGTATGACCATAATTATCTAAGCAAGATAAACGGTGGTCTTCGTCCATTCCTTTCAATCGGGCTTGGTAGTCAATTTGCCAAGTTGCCGCATCAATTGTCACATTCGCCGCGGCTGCAGCTCCATCGAACTGCATTAGCATCGACTTAGTTAACGCCATGCCTGTTTCTTTGGTTTCGGTTGCCTTATAAACCACCATACCGCAGCTATTTGGCACGTTCTTGTCACGCAGGAACATAGCGTTAAATGTGAATGGTTCTGTACTACCTGGTATCACCACGGAATAAACAACCGCATTACTGCCGGATTTACCGATTTGGTCTACATCTTGTTGAAACACCCATTGTTCTAATGGTGGCAGTGACACAGTTCGGTCAATCGGTTGAGACAAATCAAGATCAGGAATCATCGCAAAAATGATTTCATTGAGATCAGTAGGCTGCTTCAACGAAACCTTGTTTTGCAGGTACTGTTCAAACTCTAATGGGATAGCCGTTTGGCTCATGGTTAACGCTCCCTTTTACTTTTGTCAGTTCAGGCGCGTCATTGACGCGGTGAAAATCTGTTGATTGTGTTCGATGCGTTTTTCTCGCACCGCCACGGTGGATTCATCGTTGGCTTTTGCAGCATGAAGGTTGAAACGGTGACCAAACGCTGTAGCAATCATTTTCATCGTTACCGGATAGGTCACATTGAACTGGTAGCGACGACACGTTCGACCGTATTGGCGAATCATGGCATTCATTAGCCAGTTCTTTTGTGCCAAGTCGCTGTCAGCGGTTTCAATGGTGACAACGTCCCATTGTTCTTGGTCTTCACGTTCATGGATTTCTACCCAGTCGACGCCCAACTTACCAAACATGTTTTTAAAGCCGGCTGTCTCACCGCCATGACGGGCAAACGAATAAGCGTTGGCGACACGAATACGAAAAATCATTTCGTCTTCACGTTCTAACGGCTCGATGTCTCGTTCCCAAGCCATCAGGCGAACAATGCCAATTGGCGCAGTTAGTGGGTCATGCTTTTTGAGTGGCATTCGCAATGCTTCGTCCACTCTTAACCAGTAGTTACGCAGTGCGTTGGCAAACTTTGCCAGCTCATCTCTTCCCATCCAGTACTTGAATTTAATTGGTGGTAGTTGCATAGCTACTCCTGCATGTTTATCGTCAGCGTAGACAGGCGAGGAATTTTCAAACTGCTAACAATGTCTTCTTGTTCGAACTGCAATGACTCGATGCCCTCAAGCAAGGCATGTAGCTCACCTTCTAGGCGTGAAAAGCTAAAGCGACCAATTGGATTCGTCGGCGTAACTTCATAATCACTGTTTTCACGAAATGCCGCTCTCACTACATTTTCGATGTCCGCTTTTAACGTCACACGCTCTTGCTCTGTTAGCTTCGCTTTCGGCCAGACTTTGACACTGATAGCGTGTTGGGTTTCTGGCATCGCTTTCACCAACAAATCATCACCATGACCATGCAAGCCACTGGTTGTCACTTCGTGGTTTAAATCGTCGATCAGCTCTTGTGATGGATTGCCGGTGTCTAACAAGATCAGTGCGTTTGCAGTACCTGGTCCACGTGGGGCGTTATGCTCAAAATAGATGTTGTCGTCTTGGATACCTGCTTTCTTCATCAGTAATGAACGGTAAGCCGCATCAATGTGCCATTTAGCAACCGCACTCCACTGGTTACGCACACGCAAGCGAAGTTCGTCTTCGTCTTCATCGTCTGCGCCAGCTTCTATCAACCATTCATCTTCATTGGTTGCAGCGGCAATACCCGAAATAGCAACGGGGATCACATGGTAGTAACCACCGCCCAAGTTATAAGCTGCACCTTCGTGTTCAGCTTCGACAGTTGCTGAAACAGTGGTTTCGTTCTCTGGCATCGTCGTGTCTTCGAGCACTTTCACTCGATAAATGGTGCCGTTAATCGGTTCAGTTTGAACCCACGTGTCTTTAGGGATAATGAGTGCCGGACCTTGCAAAGCAGCACGTTGAAAAACAATGGTACCTTTCGCCTTGGTTTTAGCTTTTGGCTCGATATCCACTTCCCAAGCCTTGAGTTTCAATGACTCACCGAACGCAGTGGCTAGAAACGTATTAGGTAGCACGTATTTGACTAACAGGTTTTCAATCAGCCAAACAGTTGAGACGATCACGCTTGCTCTATCATTCGCCAGAAAGGAGAAAAGCGGCTGTCGTTATTAATCACGCTACCTGCCTTTTCCATCTCTTCTTTGAGCACCTTGCGCCAGCTCTCTGAATCAGTTGGTATGCCTGACTCTTTTAGGATTTCTTCATAATCTGGCTGTGGAATATTTGCCATTAGCTTTCAACCTCTATTTCGATGTCGCCAAAGTCACGTGTTGTTGCGAAAATCCAGATTTTGCCTAGTTCTGGCTCTTCCATTCGAACGGTACCTGGTACCAATCGAACCTCTTCTTCAACCAAGAGCTCTATTTGCTTTTTAATGTCACTGCGACCATCACGAGACTTTTCACCAATCAAAGCCACCGCTAAACCGCTTTCGATAATGGCGTGTTTAATGTCTTGGGCGATCACGGCTCTGTCTTGAATCATCACTGGATTTCGACCAGCATCTAAAACGACATCACCGTTTTCTATGAGCAAATCTTGGTACAGGTAGTCTTTACTCATGGCGCAGCCATCTCTAGTTCATTAGCCATGTCTTGTGGGCTATTCATGTACGTTGGATAAATGTTTACGCCGCCGTAATTCGTCGAACGTCCTTGGTTGTAAGTCGACATCTGACGAGCAACGCCACCTTGTTGAACTCTCGCTTTTGGCGTGGCTTGCTGAACTGCACCAATGGTTTTACCTGGTGCTTCATCATCACCGAAACCTGGTATCCAACTGATCACGCTGTCAAAGCCTTCACCAATCCAGCCGAACAAGTTTTCAAACACGGCTTTCACTTCGTCAACAATGGCAAATAGACCATCAAAGCCCGATAAGTCAGTAAAGCCACTTGTCACCCATTTCCAACCACCATAGATAGCGGCAAACAAAGCTCGAATAGGTGCAGTGATTGCGGTTAAAACTTGGAACCATGTTGTGTCGCCAAAGCTAGCTTTAAGATCATCCCAGTAGTACATAAGCCCGACGACTGCAGCACCCGCCGCAACACACGCCCCCACGATTAGAATGATTGGGTTGGCAGCAATAACAGCATTGACCGCAAACATAACTACCTTTAACAACCCAAGCGTTTTTGACACACCACTTACGGCAAACATAAATGTTTTCAGAATTCCGCCACCAAGAAGTGAAACTGTCACGCCAAGCATCTGGAATGCTCCCGTCAACATGGTGATCACACCACCTGCAGCGACTAGACCAAAGAAAGCAACCGTTGCATAACCAATGTATCGAGTAATATTGGGGAACAATTTGGTCCACTCGACAAGCTGCATTGCGCCATCTGCCAAACCTTGAACCATTGGCAACAAGGACGGCAGCAAAGCAGTACCAATCGCTGCTCTAATTGCATAAATTCCCTGCTCCATTCGTTCCCATTGGTCGGTCATTGCGCCTGCCATCTGTTCAGCAGCGTCGAGTCCTTTCACCTGACCTAATTGCTCTATTGAACCGGCTAAACCATCGGTGTTTTGCATCAGCAATTGGATCATTGCTGTGGCTTCTTGCGAACCAAACGCTTTTGACAGTTCCGCAGCTTCCGCAACTGAAATTGTTTCCCCATATCGTTGCTTCAACTTTCCTAGAATGTCGACGATTGGAAGCAACTGACCCTGTGAGTCAGTAAACGACATATTGAGAGTGTCTTGTGCTTTGGCTGCACCAGCTAAGAACGCTCGATACTTGGTACCTGCTTCACTACCACTCATGGTCGATTGAAGAGTGCCAAGAATAGCCATTTGCTCGGTCATCCCAACACCAACAGATGTCGCTGCAGCACCTACCGAAGTAAATGCAGATGACATTTCCGAACCTGTGGTTTTGAAGATTTGAACCGCTTTAGCAGTTTGACCACCAAGCATATTTACCCAATTGGCTTTACCCATATCGTTAGCGGTGTTCTGGAATATTCCATACATGGTGCCAACGTAATTGGTGATGGTTGCTGTATCGGCTTTCGTGGCAGCGGCCAACACACCAGAGGCGCGAGTAAACTCGGACAACTCATTGCCAGCCAACCCAGCAATTGCAGATTGAATATCATAGGAAGCGGCGACAAAGTCAGAGGCCGACTTGCCATATTCAACAGAGAACTGTAGTGCAGTTTCCGCCAAGTTCTTTAACTGAGCATCAGCAACACCCAGTGATTTGACTTCACCTAGTGCTCTGTCCATCTCAATCGCTGGCATTAGAGCTTGTTGCAAAGCAATACCAGCACCAGCTACGCCAGCCGCACCCGACACCATAGTGTGAGTACCGTCTCGGTAGGAAGAAGCCATACTACTAAACTGACGCTGAATATTGCCCAGCGGTTTACTAATTTGGTCTATCAATCCAACTGTGAATCGTAGTGGTTCTGGTAAAGACATTCGTTATCCTGCAAAAGCTTTCGCTGTTCCGTTCGCATTAGAAATCGCGGTGTTATCCCAGTGTTGTTTCTCTAACCAAACCGCTTGAGCCAAGCTCATTTCTGTATCAGGTTCGTGGGGCAACCATTTCCTTCGTAATGCGTACATCTGGAGTAAGTCGCTTGATTCAAGCGACTTAACCAGCTCTTCTATTTTTTTACTGAGATCGCCACCTTCGGTGCATACTCACCAACTAACGTCCCTGCAACCTGAATCATTGCGCCAGCGTTGTCTTCATCAAGCTTGCGTAATGTTTCTTTCTCTTCATCGCCTTGCGCTGACTGCATAACAAAGTTGTGTGCCGAATCGGTCATGTCACCACGTGCCATCGCACCGACATACTCACCGTAAAGCTCTGGAGTTGGTGCAAACTGAATATCCGAACCTGCAATAGTTAGAACGATAGTTTTCTTGCTCATGTGATTTTCTCTCTATCTAATTTCGTTTCTAGACGGTCGAACCGTCCGTTAATGGATTCTTTAAGGTCGTCCACGGCTTCCCTAAGCTCGTGTTTCGTTGCGTATTTTTCCGCGTTATCCGCTCTCATCCTTTCGATAGCAATTTCATTTTGATGAGTGCGCTGCATTAGGCTGTTTGCTGTGCTATTGGATTTCTCTGCACGTGTGTACACAAAGCCAATCAGAGTCAGTAGAAAAGCAGCCACTGCCAACCACACGCGCAAATCTTCCATTTAGCCTCCTTGCGTAACGGCTTGCTTTAAGCTCCCGATAAACCCTGCAGGTTTAGTCCCTTGAGCGACTTGCTTGTCTTGGCTTCGTTTATGGATGCTGATACCCAACACGGCTAGAGCAACGCTAAACAAAGGAGTAAGAGCCACAACACTATTCACAACGCTGGCTGCTTGCTCTGGGTGGAAAACCAGCGCAAAAGCCAAGCCGAAGAACAGCAGGGACCAAGCCAAACACATCGCATAACCAAACGTTGGTCGCCAACGTCGAACATAGGCGTCATTGCTGGCTAACTCTGCTTGCTGGGTGGCGGCTTGAGTGGTAATCGCCAACTTGCGTTCTTCGCTTTCAATCTTTGAGTGACTCAAAGCCAGCTCTTGCAGTTTGATACGTTCATCACTTTCAAGCTGTTTGAGCTTTAGCAGCGCGTCAGGATTGTTTCGCAACTCTTGTTCGATAGCTTCTGGCGTATTTTCTACGCCTAGAGTACTCGCAACCATCGCACCTACGGCACCACCTGCAGGGCCACCGATCACAGTGCCAATCATTGGCGCGGCTGTGGCAATTAATGATTTAACGCTTTCCCACATGGCTCAGTCCTTTACGATGGTTAAAACAGCCGGTTGACCATCAAGCTCGTGCATCAATGCTTCAAATGCTGCTTTTGAATTAACCACGGCCCATTCATTCCCAACAAAACCAAAATCAACACCTGGTGCTAAACAGCCTTGAAGTTGGCTTGGTGTGTTCGCTTTATGGATCAGAATGTGAGTTCTTAAACTCGGACCCTGACGAGTTACACCCAGTTCGCTAGCTTCTAGCGCATAGCAATCACCAAACTTAGGCGATTTATGTGGCAGAATTTGGTAAGAACCCTCTGGGACACACGATTTACCAGGCAGGTTATTTCGCCAACTACGTTCAGCAATCACACACACTTGGCTTCCGTCTTCACGGTGAAGTGTTCCAAATGTGCCGTCTTGAAAATAACGGCGTTTCAATACAAATCGTTTCAACGTTTTGCCCTCTTCTCTAGAAGTTCTTGGCAAGCTACACAGGTGCAGCAGTGAGGCAGATACTTTCGGCGTGCGGCTGGGATTTCCTCACCGCATTCAACGCAATGCGTTTCGCCGTTCGGGTGCTGCGCTTTCGCTTTGGCACTGGCTGCCAATTGCTTGGCCAGTGCCATTTCCGTTTGTTTGGTTTCGATACCGCTTGCATGATCAAATAAGTCCGGCATCTACCACCTACCCAATAATGTCGGCGGTTTCTTCTGGTCGTAGATACGGCACGCCATTGATGTTGATAAAATCAGGATCTGTCACATCAAACGGAATCTTATGAACTAGCGCACTACCACCGTTGCTATCTGCATCAATCAGATCAGAGATTTTCAACTTAATGCCAAACATCTCTACTTTGAGTTCGTCACGCTCCGTTTTGCCGTAGCCCATAGCATCGAACGTAGGTAAACCACGGAATGAACCTGCGCCAGCGGCAGCTTTCATCAGCAAGTTAAATTGACTAGTGATCAGCTCTAATTCGCCAGATGCTTCGACATCACCTTCTACAAAGCCATCAGGAACGCCATTGGTTTTGGTCACCGCACTATTGTCAGTGATAGAAACTGTCCATTTCTGCGCACTAATCTTGAGGTCATTTAAAGTGAATTTGAGATTCTTACCGGAAATGCGCATATTTATGCCTCCTGATCAGCTGGGTTAGACAGGTCTAGCGCAACATTGACGACAATGTGCTTAGGGCAGTTATGCGGCTGCACCATTAAACCGATCACCACTTTTGATTTAGTCATCCATTGGATAGTCACATCACCATCACGTGGCGGCATGATTTCACCTGGGAATTGAATATCACCAAGTTGAATACCTTTACTCATTTGGCGCATGTCTTTTGAGAAATACTGCTTATTGAGCTCGATAGACTCTGGTGTAGAGTTGAGGATTTTGTCACCAATACGACGAATCGCTTTCACGCGAACACGGCGATTAAGTTTGTGCACCGGACGTACATACTCTAGGTACTGATAGTCACCACCTTTAGCTTCGAGCGTAGTCGCATCAGTCCAATAAATACCTTCGTAGTCGGCATACCATTGCGGCACTGAGTAACGAGCGATTGCAAGTGCTTCAATGGTCGACATTTCGAGTTCTTTGCCAGCACTGTCTACAGGTGCATCACCCAAGCCCAACACATTGCCTGTTGCAACACGCATAGGTGTGTCTGCTACCGTAACACTGCGATCACACAGGCGACCAGCGAGTACACCGATGTTATTACCGTGAAGCTGTGGCACTGGTACCACCATATTCGCAGCAACATCTTTCACTAGTGCAAGCATTGCCGTTTCGTATTCAGACCATGTTTGAGTGTCTGAATCGATACCAGGTACTGCAGCCAAGATGAACACCCAACGACCTAGTTTGCTCACTAGCTCATTGTGTTTTGCCATCATGTCATCAAAAGCGGCTTTATCCGTGGTCTTGTCGACCAGAACAATACCTTCGAACGAATCCGTTTTATTGGCTTCATCTACTGCGCCCGTCCAAAGTTCTGGAGCGGTTAAGCCATAGATAGCAGCAGTCCAGTTTTGCTTACCGTTAAGTTGAGCGGCGATCACATTCGCCCCCAACTCATCTTCTGCGACAACACCTGATAGGTCAGTCATTGCAGAAACACGAGTGACTTTGCCTTGCAGTTCTGCTTTTGACGTAATGCCAATGAAAAGCAGATGGCGTTCAATTTCGGGGATATCGCCTTGCCCCAAGTTCAAGTTATTGACTTCTACCTTTCCGGTTGCCATCAGTTCTATCCTCTTTTCGCCTAGCGGTGCTTGGCTTTTTCGATGTTGCGTAACAGTCGTTTGGTGACCAGTTCTTTTCGGGTTCCAAGCAACTCACGTTCTGGTGTTTCTATCGTCCAGCTCTGTTTCCCTTTCGGACTACCTGAACGCATCATGCGGATAATTAGCCCTGCTTGACCTAACGTCAGTCGCTTTTGAATATTGCGTTTACTCAGGCGATTAAATCCGCCATCTTTTCGCCTGATTTTGTAACCTAAACGGCGCAGTGCATGGGCTTGTTCATCAGTGGCTTGCGCTTCATAATCAGGTTGTCCAAACCTTTTGTTCTGGCTTTTTATGTGCTGCCTGGCGGTGACCGTCTCTGTCATACCTTGTTGATGAACAGCGGCTTTTTTTGCCTGAATCCGGCTTTTCCACGTTAAGTCGAGATCCTTTGCTCCGTTCTTAACGTAGGGTTCCATCCCGTTGGCGAAGCTCGTTAGTACTGCACCTTCGCCTTTCTTTCGCTTGTCATACGCTTTGTTTTTAGTGTCTTTCTGACGCTTAATGCGGCTTCGGGTATTGCGTATTTCCCAGCGACCTAAATCTTTTAGAATCCAAAATCGTTTCTTTGGTGGCAGCATCAACGCTTCAAGTGCTTTTCTGGCACTGACTGCATCATTGGCGTTAAGCGTTATCGTTGGCTGCATTCGTGATTTCGCCTTCTTCCGCTATCCAGATTTCTACTGGATTCACTCGATAAGTTTGGCTATTCCAAAGCACTAACCCTTTCGGGTCTGGTATCAACTCGATGGGTTCTTCAAAGGCAATTTTTATTAATACATCTGCGCTTTCTTCGTTGTTTACATCGATCTCGATATCAGGATTACCAAGCTCTTCGTTCTCGTCCCTTTCAGGGTCAAATTCAGAAATCCAACAAGCCACCAAAGCGAACAATGTATTTGGGTCTAATTTGTTATGAGGGAAGTTCTCGATCAGTATCCCTGCTTGGTAAAACCAGTTAGCAATTCGATAGCCGCCATTGCCTCTGTCTTCACCATTTACAATCAACTCACCGCCAGCTTGGGTTGCATGAATTTTTTTCGCATGGACATTGCCTTTAAGTTGCTGACATAGGTATTTGTGTAAGGCTTGTAATTTGGTTTGCATCAGATCAAATCCACCTTGTTGACACTTCTACCAAGCAACAAACTAATGTCCCGTTTTGCTTGAGTTCTAAATCGGTCAGCCTGTTTGAAATCGTCTTCGGCTGTATTTTCTGCCGCTTCTCTTCGGTCTTGAGTTGCGAACTCTGGCAATAAGTCAGCATGAGCGGTTCCATACACGGCACGCTTATAAACGGATGCTTTCAGCGTATCGAGTGCAGGTGCTTCACCATCAATCAACAATTCATCCAGTTCACCCTGCACGTACAAGCTAGCGGCTTGAAGTGCAGTAATAATTGAGCTTTCATCGAACAGTGAAGGAATACGTCTCATCTGGCGAAACTCACTGGTTTTCAGCACAGGCCAGCCACCGGACTCGATGTCCGTATTTGCATTTTCTTCGACGTATCCACCAAAGCTCATCGTTCAACACTCGCCATTTGATGAAGAGCGTACGTAACTACCGATGCAATCAGTGCAGCTATTAACCAGACTGCTCCCGTAATCCAATAACCAAAATAGATAAACGTGCAGCCAATCAGTGTCACGAGTGTTGATTGCAATTTGCTCTGCCAAGGCTTTAACCCAGATGTTCTAATCCGTTCCGCAAAGTCATTTAACTTCTTGTCATCAAAGAGTACGAAGAACATGCAAATCAGTAAGGCTGCATTGAGCCAAGCGGCTACCAACATCAGATTGACCACACCTTCACTGACATAACCCAACTGGTGACTAACTAATGCCACTATCACTAGCATCAAAGTAACTATCCATTTAACTAAGTTCTTCATGATCAATCCTTACGATTCTTCAAAATAGGGGCGCTCTAGCCACTGGGTCGACGGTTTACAATGAACCTTTGCGGTTATTGCAACCTCGCCAGCCGAGCGCGGTGGCGTAGGAGTCTTTGAGTTACAGATTTTTGCCTTCTTGTAAGGCGTTAATCCGACTCTTAATTTTTTTAATGTGCGTTTTCACCTGGGCTTTTTCGCTTTTGTCGTCAGCGTGCTCAAGCAGCACTAAAGCTTTTTGCAGTGTTTCAACGCAGCCCACCGAAGAAGCGAGTGGGTGACCTTCTTCATTTCGAATCAGGTGCAGACCAGCAAACTTGAACCATTTGGCATGAACCTCTTCATGCAAACGCCACTCTTTTTCGACCTTCTCGAATACCTGGCTAAAGTACGGTTCTACACTGCGACCTTCTACAGACTCTTTCTCTGCCCACTGCAGAACAAAATCAGCACAGACAGTTCCCCAGTCTTTTCGACGCCAGCCCTCAGGAAGAGGCAAGCCCAAATCGATAGCTTTGAAACACCAGTCGATTGCCAATTCAAGTTCTTGAATATCGAACAACCACACGATCATGTCGCTGAAAATAGGGTTCGAATAAACGTCACCATCTTCTAGGTATTTTTCGATATACGGCTTGTACTTAGGCACTAATACAGAGCGTTTATGTTCCACTCGATCAGCAATGGCGTTAAAACCTTTTAAGTACTTGCGGTCTTCTTCGAACTCGATGAGCTTTAAATGAAGGCTATCGGTGTTTACCACTTCAACATTCATTGGCTCTTGTTCGGCTTTCATATGCGCCAACTTATGGCGCATTGCTGGGGATAAGTTCATAGCTATCGATTACCTTCCGTTAAGCAGCAGGTTTAGGCGCGATATGGACTTTCGCTGGGTTATAAGCAGCAAAGGCTTCCAGAACACCCACGGCATAACCTTCCATACGCCAGTAAGCGTTTTCAAACTGCTTACGGTCTTCTTCATGCTTCGCTTTACGCTGAGTAGTACCATGCTGCGTCAGCACTTGCAGGTTGGTAGGAATAGTCACAACCATCGCATTATCTGGAATGAACGGCGGCACATAAGCAGGACGGCCAGCGATAGACTTATCCAGTTTTTGCGCAGCGATTTGCTCTGTTGGCGTGTCGGCTTTGCTGTACGTTTTGTACTGAGCCGCACCAACTAGACCAGAACCAACATAAACAGTTAGGCGGGGGTCATTGCGGAACGCTGGGTGAATCTGGTTGTTGATGATGTCCGACGCCATCGCATCAAGCGTTTTGTAATCGCCAGCGTCATCAAAATAGACATCTTCATCAACGATTTGTGATGGCTTCTTCTCTAACACGTACTGATACCAACCTACGTTGACATCCTGACCAAGTGGGTTGGTCGTTGGGTTAGTTGTTGCAGCAGCAGACACACCATTCCAACCAACACGAATGATATCGAGTGCGAACATCTGGTTAGAGAATTCAGTCAGCAGTTTCATGAACTTGCCACGACCGCCTTGGTTAGCCCACTGACAAAGCATTGCCCAAGTAATTGCAGCACATGAGTCTGTTTCAACTAGCTTGTATTTATGACCGCCAACACCAAGTTGTTTAGTGAAACGACCATCAGCTTTACGACCGGTATACAGACCGCTAACGCCAGCATCGACCACTTGACCTTCGATTTGGTCAACGGTTGTTACCGTGATCATTTTTAGAAACTCTGCCGATTCGACGATAGCCGCACGCAGCTTAGTTTCTAACTGAGGTGATACATTGAACAATTGAGCCACATTGGTGACACCATAACTCTGCGCTAACTTCTGCGCGAAATGGTCCATGTTGTCACGGGCTGATTGAGTAAGAATCTGCGACATTACGCGATCTCTCCTAATTTAGTTAATTCAGTTAGCCAAGTTCTGCGGTTTAAACGGGGCTGTAATCGTCACCGTTACCAGCGTCATTAGGCTCTTGACCTGGTACTTCTTTCGAAAGTTGGTTGAACTTAGTTTCTAAGCCGTCAACTTTTTCCAACAATGGTTTTAGTTGTGTTTCCAAAGTGGTAGAAAACTGCTCAACGGTTGCGCCTTGATTGGTCACAGGTTCTGGTGTTTCAGGGGTTTCGTTGCCGCCACCTGCTTTCAGATTAAATTCTTGAGCAAGCTCTGTTTTTAACTCGCCTTTAAATTGCTTTAATGCGGCTTTCAATTGTTCTTCGGTCACATCGGTGTCCTCTGGTTCGGGTGGTGTCTCTGGATGTTCATCACCAGAGAACAGAAATTCGTTTAGCAATGAGAACAAACGTTCTTTGCGAGAAAAGCAGCTATTGAGGTCTAACTCTTCTAACTGGCTAACCTCTAGTTCGGTGTAATCACCACCTTGCACACGTGAAAAACGCATACGGGTTGTACCTGACGATGCTGGGGAGTCAGTCGCAGCTAGGCCCATCAGGTAACAACGTCCTTCTTTCTTGTAATCTGGTTCTGGTTCAATAGAAGAAAACAGTTTCTGACCGTCTTTGTTTGCTGCTAGCAGATATTTGTTTGGTGTGACTTTTGCGAACAGGCGAAGCTTATCTTTGAATTTGCCTGATTTAAGCTCTTCAACTTCACCCCAGTTTTTACCTTCAAATACTGCCCAAGAACTACGATAGTGCTCAGGCCAAATTAAAGCGGTGTACTCTTCTTTGTCATAAAGCTCAGCCATGTCATTAATCCAACTTGCGCTAATGACACGGCCATCTGAAACGGTAGTTCCTTCGGTGGCAATAATGATCCAATCACTGGTTTTAGGCATGAATTTGACTCGCTAATCTGTATGCAAAGTGCTTTTAACAATCTATTTGAGCCAAACAATACGCCTTTGAATAAGTCGTTTCAGCCACTTCAATTCCTAGAAATTCGGATTTAGCCCATATCCGAATTCATCCGAATTTTGCTTAGTCATTTGCGAGTTTTCGGGGCGTATGATGCGCTTATGGCATATTCAGATGAAATAAGAGAAGCCGCCAAAAGGATGTATATCCGTGGCGTACTTCCTAAAGAAATAGCAGCGGAACTAAGCTTAAACAGTTCACGCATTGTTTATACCTGGGCGGAGAAATTCGGCTGGGATTTACTCGTTAACGATTTATCTGTTGAAGAGATGATTAACCGCCGTTTAGCGGTGTTGATTGATAAAGACGAAAAGAGCGACCAGCAGCTCAAGGAGATGGACCGTCTTATCGAACATCACGTTAAACTACTCAGGCAAATGCTGACGCTAAAGCCAAAGCTGAAAAACGCTTAAACCAACCAGAGCCCCAAGGTCGAAATGAGAACAGCGGCAATAATAAAGGCGATGGTAAAAAATCACGTGGACGCAAGAAGAAAAACAACGTCGACCACCTGACAGGTGATGACTTTGCTCCATGGCACAATTCACTTTATGCCTTTCAAAAAGTCATGCGCGAGAACTTGCATCAGCGCATTCGCAACATTTTAAAATCTCGACAAATTGGCGCGACCTATTACTTTTCTGGTGAAGCCTTTGAAGATGCGGTCATCAATGGTGATGATCAAATATTCCTTTCAGCTTCACGAGCTCAAGCCGAAGTATTCCGCACATACATCATTCGTATTGCTAAAGAGTTTTTCGACCTTGAACTATCTGGCAACCCTATTGTGCTCTCTAATGGCGCAACTCTTAGGTTTCTTTCTACCAATGGTAAAACCGCACAGTCATACAGCGGCCATTTATACACAGATGAATATTTCTGGATTAGCCGGTTTGAAGAAGTAAAAAAAGTTTCGTCTGCTATCGCTACTCATAAGCACTGGCGCAGAACATACTTTTCTACTCCATCAAGTAAAACCCATCCAGCCTATACATTCTGGACAGGTGACGCATGGAAGGAAGGCAAAGACTCTCGTAAAAACATCGAATTCCCAACATTCGATGAGTTTAGAGACGGTGGTCGATTATGCCCTGACAAGCAATGGCGTTATGTCATCACAATTGAAGATGCTGTCGCCAGTGGCTTTGACCTGGTAGACCTCGAAGATCTCCGCGATGAATACAGTGATGCAGAGTTCAACAACCTGTTCATGTGTATTTTTGTTGACGGTGCTAGCTCCATTTTTGAATTTAACAAAATTCAGAAATGTATGGTCGACTCTGGAATATGGCGAGACTACAACCCCGACGATCCTCAACCGTTTGGCAATAGAGAGGTTTGGTTAGGTTACGACCCTTCTCGAACTCGTGATAACGCTGTGCTAATGGTGGTCGCTCCACCGATTGTCGCTGGCGAAAAGTTCCGAGTGTTAAAGAAACTAAGTTGGCGTGGTTTGAGTTTTCAGCATCAGGCCAGTGAGATCGCCAAAGTATTCGAACGCTTTAACGTTAGTTACCTTGGTATCGACGTCACCGGTATCGGTGCAGGTGTTTACGACCTGCTCCAAAACAAATTCCCACGTGAAGTGGTTCCCATTCACTATTCGAACGACAGTAAAAACCGACTAGTCATGAAAATGATTGATGTCATTGACAGCAATCGACTCCAATTCGACGAAACACTCAAAGAAACCGCAATGTCATTCATGGCGATAAAACGAGTACCGACGAATAGTGGTAACGCATTAACGTTCAAAGCCGATCGAAGCGAGTTGGTTGGTCATGCCGATGATTTCTGGGCACTCTCACACGCATTGATTAACGAACCTATCGATCACTCAACAAAACGCAAATCTACCTACGCAATGGCAGCATAATGACAGAGAAAACAACACACCTTGTAACACAACAAGAAAGTCAATCATCATCGGTGTATGGCGTAGACCTTGGCGCACCTGAATCCATCGATTCAAATAGTTGGATGACAAACTACACGGACTTGTTTTACAACGACACTGACGATTATTGGGAACCGCCAATCTCCCCCGAAGGGCTAGCAGATATAGCAAGGGCAAACGCCTACCATGGTTCGCTATTAGTTGCCCGTGGCAATTATGTCACCGCCCGTTTTCAGCAAGGTGCCATCCGTCGAAAGCAAATGCTGCTTTTTGCCGTGATTACTTCCAATTTGGTCATGGTGCATTATTGAAGATTCGAGATCACTTTGGTCGAGTAGTCCGCTTTCATCCATTACCAGCTATGTACCTTCGTAAACGCAAGAACGGGAAAATTGTCATTTTGGAGCGTGGCAACAAACAACGCACCTATAATCCAGATGATGTCATTTTCTTGAGCCAATACGACCCACAACAGCAGGTTTATGGGTTGCCTGATTATCTGGGCAGCATTCAAAGCAGCATGTTGAACCAAGACGCCACATTGTTCAGACGTCGATACTTCAAGAACGGTGCTCACATGGGCTTTATCTTCTATGCCACTGACCCGAACCTAAGTGATGATGATGAAAAAATGTTGAAAGAGAAGATCGCCAGTTCAAAAGGTGTTGGCAACTTCCGCAGCATGTTTGTGAATATTCCCAATGGTCATGAAAAAGGCATTCAGTTGATACCCGTTGGCGACATAGCCACAAAGGATGAATTCGAGCGAATTAAGAACATCACAGCTCAAGATATCCTTGTAGGTCACCGATTCCCTGCAGGTAAAGGAGGAATGATGCCGCAACCTGGTTCAAACTTCCCTGACCCAGAAAAGGTCGGTCGTGAATATGACAAAGACGAGATCATCCCCGTATGTCACCTAATTATGGATGAGGTGAACAACGACCCAGAAATCAAAGGCATGGCAAGCCTACACCTAAAGTTTGATGTGAATACAGGAGAAGCCGCATAAACCTGTACAAAAACACAGCCATTGACGTAATATTATGCTGTCAGTCAGTTAAGTTAGGTCAATGTATGCGAGTTTATTGCAAATGTGGTGAACGCGCGATTGTAAGTAGAAGCATCGCTAAAGATGCCAATTGCGCAGATTTATCTTGTTCCTGTTCTAACCCAGAATGTGGGCATACCTTTGTGAGTTCTATCGGCTACCGCCACTCACTAAAACAGTCAAAGCTTCATTTCGGAATTGGTGCGACTAGTAAACCGTCTTTATTTGGTAGTCGCATTACTTGTGGTTGTGGCGAACGGGCGGTGATTAATAAAACCAACCGCCTATCGAACGACTGTGCAGATTTGTATTGTGAGTGTAAGAACCCAGCGTGTGAACATCAGTTTGTTATGTCTTTGTATTTTAGTCACACACTAAGCCCATCATCGAAAGATACCAGTGAACTGGCTAACTGCTTAATCAAGGTGCTAAAGCCTGATCACCGTGACCACTTAAAGCAGCAGTTAGCTTTGTTTTAACCAATTCACTCTCGCATTCAGACCCATTAACATGGACAGCTTTTAGCTGTCCTTTTTTGTGGGCAAGAATCAACGAAATTAAGAACATGCCAATGTCTTGGTTTTCTTCGTGGTTCCCGCTTGTATCCTCAGCCAAAGCGCATAAAACAAACGCCTCCGCATTGTTATGTAGTTCAGACATTTAGCCTCCTAACTGACGATTTACTGTATATTAATACAGTAGTTTTTATCTAACAAATTTATTATGGATTTTTGTCGCCTATAATTTGGGTTATGCGACTTAGCTTTTTACCTAGCCAGCGCATAATACATAAGGTGCATAACCACAAAACATATGTGGATCACCATTCCATAAAGGCTCGTCACCGTTGGCATATAAATCGCAACTACTAGTCAGAAATGACTTAGGGATTTGAATCTTTGCCGAGTAAAAACAAACAATTAGAGCCAATAGTTGAGTATTTAATCCAATTAAGGGTGAAAAATCGCAAAAGCCAAGAGCAAATTGCGAATCAAATTGACATCTCGCTTACGTCTTACCAGCGTATCGAACAGGGAAGACGTGACCCAAGGCTGAGTGAACTACAAGGACTCTTTGAGTACTACGGTATTACTTGGTTAGACTTTGCTTGGGCTGAACTTGGTAAACGGTCAATCAGTGATACGGATTTGGTGGCAGCTATGAAGCATGTCCCTCTTCATATCCGCCAACCAATACTTGAGCTGATAAAGGCTGTTAGTAGTTAAGCCGCTATCCTTTCTCTTTCAACACCGACATTTGCTTCAACCAGAGCTTGCGCCACAGGTGGACATACTGCATTACCACATCGAGCAACCTGGCTCGCTTTAGATAACTTTTTACCTTCGCTATTGTGTGAAATTTTATAGTCTTCTGGAAAACCTTGTGCCGCGAACAGCTCATGTGGTTCTAACATGCGCATACCAATATCAACGATTTGATACTCTTCACCTCTAACCGTGACCAAACCAAAGCGGTCTTTTGTAGTAACGGTACCTATTGGGCTGTCACATGCCTCACCGTAACTTGTGCCGTAGTACTTGAGTAGAAATGCTCTTACCTCACCGATATGAAAACCACCTGCAGAAATGGTATGTACTGGCTCATTGGTACTATGACCGATATTGGTACCACGCATCTTTACCATATGGCTAGTTACTAACGCATTGTGATCAGTCGTTGTTACTGTGTGCAATGGCGACTCGATGTCAGAACCACTGACACCAGTAAAGTGCTTTGCTATAAACGCAGTTACCAAAGCAAAGTGACCACCTTTAACTTGAGCACATATGGTTCGTAAAGGTTCATTTGCTGGCATGTTTCTTTGACTCGATGCGTTGGCGCATTCAGTAACAAATGGCGTAACGCAGTTTTCTGGCACAACAAAAGGTGCTTCCGAAGAAAGCACAAACTTATCTAACCCTTTGGCTATCCGTTCCATTGTCTTTTCCGCTAATGGTCGTTTGCGGTTAAAAATAGACTTAACAGGGATAGACCAATCAATAATATCTGCTGCCGAAGCGTAAGGTTTTAAACCACTCCCATCAGGGCCATGAGTTTTAGCCGGCCACTCGATTGGCTGACCATCATTTCTGGCTACCATAAAGAAACGTTTTCTCGTGGTAGGTGCGCCATAGTCGCAAGCATGAAGAACCTTGAAGTCTAGCGTGTAGCCTAAGCCATCCTGTAATCTATCGTAATGTGGAAAATCATCGCCAAGGGCTGTTTTAATTTCTTCCCATGCTGGGTGGTCTTCGTTCAATCCGTCCGTTAATACTTTCACAAAAGCATCAAAGGTTTCGCCTTTACGGTCTGGGCATGGTTTGAATTTGCCGTTTTCGGTTTCAACAACTGGTCCCCATGTCATGAACTCTTCAACGTTTTCTAGCATCATCATACGAACTGGTACCATTGCCGCCCAACGGACAGCTACCCATGCCAGCCCACGAATATTCTTATCAACCGGACGGTTTCCTTTTGCTTTAGAAAAATGCTTACAGTCAGGTGAAAACCACGCTAAACCAACAGGTCGACCAGCACATGCATCAACTGGGTCAACATCCCACACCGATTCGCAATAGTGTTTCGTCTCTGGGTGATTGACTCGATGCATATCGATAGCCGCAGGATCATGGTTAATCGCAATATCTACATGACGATTTAAACCCAACTCCATACCAGTGGAAGCACCGCCACCACCTGCAAAGTTATCCACCACAATTTCACCTGGTAATATCATCCTAAATTCTCCTACATTAACGGCCAGTCGTCCCCATCAGGGAAAATCGACAAGTCGGGTTGTTGATACTCTTGCTTTTCTGGTTGGGCGAATAGGTTGTCCCAACCCTCGAAATCCATCCAATTAGTGTCGTCCGAACGTTGACGACTCACTTCTACCAACTGGGCAGGTCGTTTATTGCCGTGTTCGTCTACCTCCGAAGGGCGGATTTGAATACTGGTTGCATCGTCGATGCGAATTGAACTGCCTTTTAGCAGTGCGGCCAGTGCCGCTTCATCAATATTTGGTGATTTATTCGCCCGTTTATTAACAGGCTCTAATAATCGGGTTAGCTGATCGCAGACCTGTACTTTCTCAGGCTCCGTACAGTTATTGACAGAACTCCGAGAGGAGCCAGAGGCTCCAAAAGCGGTCGCTTCGCTCCCAAGAGCGCACGCTTTAGCATCATCGTTAACCTTTGATTTCTTCTGAATCGTCCAAACTTTGGTGCGTGTTTTGATGGTTTCTTCTGGTGTAGTGAAACCCTCAATTTTGCGAACGTCTTCGCCATGAGGTGAAGCGAATGGCAGTACTTCATAAGAGTTCACGATCAGTAAATCTTCACGCTTAACGAATGGGCCACCTTGCCCCATGATGTAACCTTGCCAGTTACCATGGTCAGCAGCTTTCAAAGTGTCTGTGATGCTTGCGTCTTCGGTCTTCATGCGTGACTGGTAGCTATCACCAATCACTTTCATTAACTCTTCATTGGTGATCAGCTTGCTAGGCTTAATAGGACCAACAAGATCACGCTGCAGCATTGAGTAGATAGTGAGTAGGTCGACACGCTCTTGCATGAAGAGGTATTCCATAAACGCTTTTTTGTTCTGGTTAGCGAAGCGGCGTAGTTCACGGTAAGTCGTGACTGGTGCACCACCGAAGAACTGGAACTGGCGAATGTTCCAACGGCTTTTCCAAGCACTAACATTCTTCGCCATGTCTTTGACTGGCTTGCCTGTTTCGTCCGAGATCTCCTCGTCCATTGCAAAGCCGTCAATGTTCTTTGAAATGTATTTAGCGATGTAGCCCGTTGCAGTGCCTTTCTCTGGGTCAATAAAACCAAAGTCACAACGTGGGCGATAATCTAGCGGCCCAACGTAAGCACATTTGCGGAATGGCTTTTTCTTCTCTTTCTCAAGCTCTGGATGCAGTTCTCCACGGTCTTCTTGCGTGGCATAAGAAATAAAGATGTCACGCACTTGCATCACGTCTTCTGGTTTTACCCAGATAAGCAAATGCCAGTGTGGTGTGCCGTCATGATGTGGCTCAGCGACACGAACACCAAACCAGCGGATTTCTTCACGACCTAGTTTAGCGCGGATTCGCTGCCATACGTTGTTTAGGTAAGATTGCGCATCACGTGGGCTTGCACCGTTCCAGTGACCAATAAAGCCGCCTTTCTTGTATGAGTTGTGATACTTAGATGGAGTGGTCAACGTTAAGAACAGACCTTGCAAACCCAGCTCATTGCCAATGTCTTCACAGCCACGACAACGCACCATCAATTCATGACGACGAATGGCAGGGTTAGCCACACTCTTTTTGACCATATCCCAGAGATCAGCTTCTTCGCCTGTTTCTTCATCTAATAACTGGCATTGCTTGATGTATTCATAGTTAGCTGTTTGCTGCGCTTGGTGCTCTCGAACGCAATCCCATGACGCATAAGGTGATGCTTTTGACGAGACTTGCCCCATAGCAATGGCTAGGTGCTCACGCATGATTTTGCGTGTTTTATTAAGGCGTCCATACCACCACTTTTCATCTAACATGCGTGAAATGTCATTCAGTGCGGTTAGGTCAGTTTGTTTCTTTTTCTTGCGCGGTGGCGTCATACCAAAGTGGCAGACAAATTCGGCTAATTCTTCATAGCCGATCACCTCTGGAATTTCGTCTTCATCCAGATCACGATTAGCCACACGTGCAGCGATAAGAGGGAATTTAGCCTTAGTGATTTGGCTAATTTTGAATGCCATGTCTTTAACTTCTGACGGCTCAAGCTCTGCCAGTAGTCGGCTTTTAACTGGTTTGCGGTTGCGCTCTGCCTTTTCGAAATCAAAACGCATTTGCTCTTTTTGTGCAAAGTCGCTTTGCTCAGTGTCGCTAAACTCTTCACTAAGCAAAGAAACCTTTTGGGTTGTCGGTAACTTTTTGTATTTGCGTAAAACCATCAGCGCACGTTCAGCGGCTGGCCCCATACGTTCACGCAAAAATATGTTGGCATCTTTACGGCCTTTCTTTTCGAACACTGAAACGTAACGAGTAACAAAGTACTTGGTTAGGTAGTCCGGTAGGTCTTTAATCTTATCTTTCGCCCACTCGAAATCGTCTGGGTTCGCATCAAATAGCTTACGCTCCAGAACACTAAGATCATCAGGTTCAATAATTGAGTTGTATCGACGCGAACCAAAGCAGCCCGCTTCAACCTCAGTCAAAGGGGCTTGCCATGGAAAATCGTATAGGTCGATTTCGGTTGGTTCTATTAGGGTGTTCATTTAGTGGCTTTCGTTCTAACCTGAAATGGAAAGAAACAATGCCTTTCAGCAGGATATTGACCACCTGCTTGAAAGCAAATCTTCATCAACAGGCGCTCTTTACCACGAACTGCTTTCTTTACGTCACGATTGCCTAACGTTGCTTTCCACAGGTCGATACCTAAAACACGCTCAATATTTGTAATATCGCCGCTAGAAAAACACACATAACCTTTGCCCTCGGGATGCTTTATCGCATCAAGAATAGATTGCATATCCTCAATCGCTTTTACTTCCTGTTTATTCAATTTCATGCCGCCACCTCATGACCAACTGAAACGATATGGCTTAGCCCTTGAGGAATATCGAAGCGGTTGCCGTTATCCCAGATAAACCAAGCGTATTCACACGAATCTGAACCACCGCCAACAAAACGAGGGCGAGGAACGATGATTGGGCACTTTGGCGGAAAGCCAATTTCAAACCAGAAAGGAAGGCGCTTTTTCGAACCTAAGTAATTCACACGCTGCAGGTATGCCATTGTGCCGTCTGGTGCTAACTCACTTAGGCTTTTGCGAATGAATTCCTCCGTTAGTGAAAACGGAGGGTTAGTGATGATCACGTCTTGGGTACCGAAATCCGTTGTTAGGTAATCAATACCTTTTTCGATTTCAGCAAATGACTTTTGGCTTTGTGGCAAAGCTATCTTGTCAAAGATTGCGCCAGTACCGTAACAAGGCTCTAAAAACTTGTCGGTTGGGCGAACGGTTAACTTTGATAGCAATGCGTCGACAACTTCTGGCGGCGTTGGGTACAGCTCACGAGGTTGCACTTTTCCTGTAGTTGAACTCATGCTGCCACCTCATCAAATGCAGTTCCGCAAAAAGGGCAATGAGACATTTTGAAGCCGTTCTCTAGCTTCCTTTTGTTCTTCATTGGCTCATTGTTTTTCTTTAGTGGGTGGTACTCTGTTTCTACATAAAGAGCGACAGGGGCAGACGGTTTACTATCAAGAAAGAACACACGGTTTTTCCATTCGACTTTTAAAGACCCCTCAACCATTGGAGTGTCTTTTAGTTGTTCAGTGGCAGCGTCTTTAACTCTTGCGAGCATTTCATCAAAGCAATTACACATATTCGTTCACCTCTCCTTACTTACCAATGACTGACAAGCAGTACTGTTCGAATTGAAAAAGTGCTTCATCGTCCCAACGGCCAAGATCACGCAAGGCAAGCATTTCAATAAACAGGCTGCGATTTTTCATATCTAACTGTGACCAATGGTGTAGCTGTGGTTTGGCGTTCTCGTTTTGATAAGAGCGGTACCAACTCACATAGGTATGAGCGAAGAACACGCTTGCACGATCACCCTGCATTGCTTCTTTGATGTCAGCTAAAACGTCTTCTAGTGGGCGGTGTGTTTGAACAGGAGTTAACTTTTTAGCGATAGCATCAAGCTGAATCACGATTTCTTCTTGCTGCGCTATGCTGCTTTTTTCAAAGCGTGCGGCAATCTGTTCAAATGACTGGTTGAATAGTTGTGCGTAGATGTTGCTCATGCTTCCACCTCCGCTTTTGCTTCGGCTTCTTCACGGGCTTCAATGATTAGCTCTGTTAACTGACTTTCGATTGAAAGAAGTTTTTCCAATGCTTCGTTATCAGCTAGAAAAACAAGCTCTTTTATTAAAGGCTTGATACTAGGATTCGATATGTAGTCTTGGGAAACTCCGTACACATTTACGCAGAATTGGTTAATGTGAGGCGCAAATTCGGTAAACACATGAACCATATCGGTGTTCGCCATTGCTAGAACGTTGATGGCGTGGATGATGTCGTACGCTTCTCTGTTCTTCATTGCCAAGGCGATATTGTTATCCATACCGACTAGATCATCGGCTGCGCTTCCAGTATCAACAAAACCGATCACTGAACCGTTTGATAACACGATGTTGTCTGCAACTTGTTTTGGTAGCAGTTTACACATCGCAAAACTAATGCGGCGTTGGTTACGCAACATTTCATCGTGCATGTGTCGCGTTGCTGCTATTTGCTCTCTGGTGTTGTCGTTAAGTTCTTTGGCGACTGCGCTTGCTTCACGCGCCATTTTGAGCGCTTCTTGCGCTGTAAGATTTGAATCATTCATCTTCTATGCTCCTACGCTAAGACGAAAAAAAGCCCCCTGTTACAGGGGCAAGGCTGGCTAGGTGATTAATTCACGTTGCAAATATCGGAGTGTTTCAAGCGGCGGACATCGCCCACTTTGCGGTCAAACTTCAACACCATTTCTTTTAAAAGCTGCATACCAGAACGGACTTTCTGCAGCTCTAAATCATCAAATGAATCGAATGAGCGGTTGTAGTCTTTCGGTGACATACCACCTGCGATCAGGATTAGCCCACGGCTGCGATCACTCATTTCGTCATACATCTTGCGAATCTTTTGACGCTTTGCGCCTTTATCGAAAAGCGACTTACACGCAGCAATACTTTCTAGTGCGCTTGGCGTACCTACTTGATGAACAGGCGGTTGTAGGTCTTGTTTATTAGCTAACTGACTCATGGTGTTTTCTCTCCTTTTCTTGGCTCAAGCTGTTTAGGCTAAGCCGGGGATAGGTGCACCATTAGCCAAAAAGTCTGTGCCCATTTGTACAAGTGGCTGCAGGCCTGTGGTGCGGTGTTCAAGGTCATTGATTAGCAAAACCAAGTTGCCTAAAGCAGCTTGTGCCTTGGCTAGTGTTTTGCGTTTGGTAGATCGCGGTAAACGCTCTGCGGTGCACATGGCTAACGCATCGCTAGAAAGCTCACCAGAATGGGTGTTGAGTTGTAGTACTCGTTCAAGCAGATTCAAATCATCTTCTGCTTTTGGTAGTGGGATAGTGACCACCCCATCATCAGCAAATAACGTATTTACGATTGAGTAATCGCCAGAGTCGCGGCTAATAAGGGTAAGAACTACAGGGTGCAGCACTCTTGACTGCGCAGGGTTCAGCATGTTTCGAATAGCTTGCCCATCAACGCCGATTCTGCGTCCAATCGCTTCACAATCGTGATTGACAACAAAATCGCAGCAAGCCGCATCAAAAGCTTGTTGTTTGCGTTCACGTAATACATACATTGAGTTATTTACGTCCATAACTAATACTCAAATGAAGAAGAACGGTGCGAAAACGAATGCCCAGCCAACGATATTGAGCCATAGCGGACATTTGTTTGGATACTTGTCTTCCCAAGACTCACTCATTGCATCTTGCAGGGTGAGTTTGGTTTTAGGTGGGATAGCGAACTTCATACTTGTTGCGCCGCTAGCTTTTCCATGTACTTCACCATGTTGACCATAATCAGGCCCTTGGTGGTGTCTTTTGGGACTAAAGGAATGTTGCCAAGGTCTTTTTGGCGGTCGAAAGTAGATGGAGACATGCCAGTGCGACGTAAAAATTCCTTTTTTGTGCAGACAGGCGCATCAATTGCTATTTGTAACGTTGCCATAAGTGATATCCTACGCTTTTGAGATTTTATTGATGCTTATTGGTGGAACATGACGCATCAATTGAATATGAAATTATATTTGATCGAAAACGCAATCAAAGCAAGCTTTAAATGCAATCTAATTGAAAAAAGGATTGGTAGCGATTGATTTCGGGATCTAGATCTATTTGACAGGGTTAATAAAATGAGTCGAATTCCTGCTAAGGTTCCTCCTTTCGAATACTCCAGTGGTCGAGAATTTACCGATAGACTAAAAGAAGTGACGGGCTGCGATAGCTACAACTTGCTAGCCGATCACTACGGAATCCCAAAATCGACCATATTGACTTGGCATCACCACAACCGAATCGCACACGAATTGATTGTTCGTGAACATTTAACGTCTGGAGCATCTGTTAAATACCTTGCTCTTGGTGAGGGTGAACCATTTTCTGGTAGCCATAGCCCAAATGAAAATCTAGCTATTTACAGACTGGAAGGTGGTGCTTTAGAAAAGAGCAGCAGTATGTCTCTAGATTTAGCCACACTAGATCGCTTTGGATTGAAACCATCAGGAACTCAGGTAATTGAAGATGATTCTGGTATTTATTACATCAACAAAGAATCAGTAGACCCAATATCGGGCAACTATCTGATTGATGTAGATGGACGCCTATCTATTAATTACCTACAACGTTTACCAGGCAAAAAACTAGCGATTGCTTTTGACACATCCACCATTGAAGTATCCGAAGAAGATATAAAAGTGCTTGGGCGTGTAGCGATGGAAATGAAGAAAAAATAATAATTTTTAATTGGCTAGGAGTAACAACCAATGACTAAAGAAAAGCAGATCACTTGTAAATCTTGCAAAGAAGTAGTCGAGAAAAACGCAAAAGAATGCCCACATTGCGGGGTAAAAAATCCGACTGTTAGTGCAGCACAAGGCTGTTTAGGTTTTGTCGTTTTATCGGTGGTTCTAGGCTTGGGCATGTATGCGTGTTCTGACAATTCAGAAACTCAACAAGTTACCGAATCATCACAACAAAGTGCTGTTCAAAACCATGATGAACAAATGGAACAGGTTATTTCATACTACGCTGTCGACTATGAAGTCACTCGCTCACAAGATTTGTCCCATGGTAGCCGTACTCGATACAACTCAAACATTCTTGCACCAACCGCTTTAACGCATGAGCAACAAGTAGCGACTGCAGCAAAAGCGGCTAAACAGATTCAAAATGATAAGCGCGTCCAAGTGTCTAGCGTGAATTTAATGATTGAAAAAGATGGTGTACCTAAAGTTGCTGTAAGTTACGCACCCGATCAAAAAGGTTGGTCAGGCGAGACTAATACAGGCAACCGTTTCAACTTAGAAAACTAATGTCTGTTAGAAAAGTAGAAGACGGAAACAAAAAGCCATGGCTCTGTGAGTGCTACCCACAAGGTAGAAGCGGAGCAAGAAAACGTAAACGCTTCGCCACCAAAGGCGAAGCGGTGGCTTACGAAAAGTTTCTAATGAAAGAAGTCGACGATAAGCCTTGGCTGGGTGACAGAAAGGACTTGCGGACACTTCAAGATTTAGTCGAACTTTGGTACAAGCTTCACGGCCAACACCTAAAATCCGCGAAAAAAGTTTACCCTCGCCTCTGCACCATAGTGGAAGAACTCGGCAACCCGTTTGCAATCAAGTTTACTGCAAAAGACTTTGTTCACTGGCGTTCTAGCCGCAAGGCAAAAAACCGATACGGTGACGAGACTACCGCAGGCAAACTGATTTCCGCACCTACTAATAATCTCGACTTGAGATATTTACGGGCCGTTTTCAATGAGCTGATTTCACTTGGCGAGTGGACGCAACCAAACCCACTTGCCAGCGTTAAATCGATTCAAGTTTCTGAGTCCGAAATGGGCTTTTTCTCCAATGACGATATTAGTGCGCTATTCGACAGAATAAACAAAAGTAAACGAGCCAAAGAATACGAACTAGTGTGCAAAATTTGCTTGTCTACTGGTGCCCGTATTTCCGAAGCTAATAACCTACGTTTGCCGCAAATTACGAAATACAAGATCACGTTTCTTGATACCAAGAGTAAAAGAAACCGTACTGTGCCGATCACCGAAAAACTCTATAACGAGTTGATAGAGTTTAAGCGAACAGGCGAAAAGGATAAGTTGTTTAAATGCTGTCTTCACGGCATTGCGTATATCGTTAACAAGACATTCCCAGATTTACCGGAGGGGCAAAACACTCACGTGTTTCGTCATACCTTTGCCAGTCGATTTATGGAAGCAGGCGGCAACATTCTGGTATTGCAAAAAATCCTTGGTCACAGTGACATCAAAATGACAATGCGCTATTCCCATTTCTCTCCCGATCACCTGATTCAAGCAGCCGAATTAAACCCTATTTCTAGATTAGGTCTGTAGCCACTTCTTACCCAAAAATGGCGACAAAGTGGCGACAATTTTTATTGATATTGATGAACATTGAGTGACATTGATTAAATGGGTATTTTGTAAGGCATTGAAATTGCAGTGAAAGCCTTGATTTTACTGGGTTCTAGAAACCACTATTGATTATACTAAGTAATTACCTGATCTGGTTGGAATAGAAAGGGCCTGCATTGCAGACCCTTTCTTTATTTTAGCCTTCAGATTGGTTCGCCAAATGACGGGGGCACCACTTCGGTGGGAACGCCATTCTGCGTCATGATTACCGCTCTTGCTTTAGCATCAGAATAACCAAATTCATCTAGCCACCAAGTTAACTCATCAGGAATCACTAAGCGCTTTTTACTGCCATCACTTCTTGTAAGTGGCTCATGTGCCTCAATAAACACACTTCTATCTGGTTCTAGGCTCATCTTCACGGGTTCATCGATGATCGTGACTTTAACGCCTAGTGCGACTTGGTTAAATAGCCATTCTATGTCTTGGGGTTCCATGCGAATACAGCCAGAACTCACGCGAAGACCTATGCCAAAGTCCTTATTTGTACCGTGTATCAAATAATCACCAGCTCCATAAGCTAGGCGCAAAGCATACTCGCCTAACGGATTTTCCGGTCCGGCGGGAACGACGGGAGGAAGTGTTATCCCTTTTGCTAAGTACTCTTTTCTAATGGTATCGGTTGGCGTCCAAGTGGGATTTGGCCTTTTTTGGCTTATCGTGGTTTCCATTTCCGGTGTATCGCGGCCAATACGGCCAATACCGACTGGAAAGACATGGACTTTATCTCGTTCAAAATAATAAAGTCGCAGCTCAGCTAAATTGATTACTATCCCTTCTCTCACTGAATGGGGAAGGATAATTTGACTGGGGATAGTTAATACGTAGTCTTCATCTGGCAAGAAAGGGTCAACACCTTTATTTGCTGCCATAAGAGACAGAAAACCAACATCGTATTTTTTGGCTATTTGCGCCATGGTTTCTCCGGCTTCAACTTTGTGAAACTGGGTTCTACCAATAAGGTTACTACCTTCCAAGGGCAAATCGTAGGTCGCGGCCATCGAAGGCAGGCTTAACAAACAACAAAAAAACATTAAGCGGCAGATCAT